TGGAAATACTTATACATCAAGTTTTGATACACTTTTAATACGATATCCTTTTGGAACAGACCTACAAATATTTAATCATGCAACACATAGTCCGGCTACAAATGCATTACACAATGTAGTGATATCGTCAAGTCATCCAGGTGTTAGATTTGCCGATGATAGAAATCCCAGCTCTGGTGGAGCAGGTGCTGGTGAACCTAATCGTTCCAATGATACAAATGCAACAGCATCAAACTGGGAATCAGCATTTCTTAATTCAAATAACACACACTATCATCCACAAACCGAAGTATACTTTACAACAGTACCAGGAACAATAGGTGATAGAAACATATCACAAAAAATTAGAGTTGAGAGAACTGTCACAGGTTCAGAGCTTCAACCAATATTTAAAAGAAACAGTGTAATGTCTAGTTCGGCAGACCTCAATCCTTTAGATTCTAATAGATTGGCTGTAACCATATCACCAACAAATAATTTGGATATCGATATAGCATATCAGTTTGGTGGACTTGAATTTGATGACCTAGTAGGTGATCCACGTGATCTAACAAGAAATGTATACTCAGACCTTGAAGCTATACATGAAGCATACACAAAAAAATATGCAGGAGGATATGATTTTAGTTCGTTTATTAGAACTGTTAAATTTTTCAATCCTGCAATGTTTAAACAAATAGAAGACCTTTTACCAGCAAGGGCAAACAAATTTGTAGGACTAGAAATTAGACCAACAATTCTGGAAAGAGTAAAGGTTCCAACACCAGAAGGAAATGCAGTTGATCTTCAGCTTACTTCAAGTTATGGACAAATTCCAACATCTAGTATGTATACTCATTTTGTAGATGAAACAGACTTAAATGATGGATTCTCTACAAATTTAAATACATTCAAAACAAATGTATATACAAAAACGCATGATGGTACGGCAGCCGTGCTTCCACTAACACAAGAAAATTCATCAATTGATATAAAAATATCTGCAACTGCAAGTTCTGTATATGGATATTCTTCATCAGTGTTTGGCGATAATGGTGATACAGGTTTATTCATAGTTAATCAAACAGACTTTCAAACAATGATTACTGCTTCACGTGAAGATAGGCGTCCAAAATATGAAAGAGAATTTTTCTATAAGGCAGGATTTTCAGGATCATTTAATCCTGATGGTGTATTTGAATTTATGACCAGATATCAAATGGAGGCAACTGACCAGACATTGCGTGAAAAGAAACAAATAGGTTTATTTAGACCTTTAAAATATTTCAATTCTCATTCACTAAAATACTCTGATGTATATTATGAAGATGCTGAAAGAAGAAATCGCCAAAGATTTTCAGGTACAGGACAATTTAGTGGACTATCTAGTCATTTAACATCGTCTGCCTCAAGTTCAATATGGTTTAGTAGGGATGCCAATGGTCAACCAAACTCAGGATTAACCTTTACATCTAGTTTAGATACACCAGATGGATTGCCAGTAATTGAAGTATTTGCGGCTAATCCTAA